TCAAGCTTCTCTCCTTCTCAAAATCGTCAGCGCTGGTGCGCGTGAGTCGGTTGCTGATACCTTGTTTGCCGCCGCAATCAGCTGATCCAACTCTGCCGCCGAGTAGTGACTGGTGATGCTTCCGTTCTTGTGGCCGAGCAGCGCTTTCCGATCTTCCTCAGTCACGCCAGCAGCACGCAGCCTTCTCCCAAAGGTGTGCTTCAAGTCGTGTATGCGGATCCTGGCAAAGCCGTCATGTGCCGGCCGCAAGAACTTCTCCTGCCACTTCTTTGCCGCCCGAATCCTCGCCTTCTTCCAGGCCGAGTCGTTCATGCGGTGAACCGTCGTTTCATTCCCCTCACCATCTGGCTTGCCAAACGGGAACACGTAGAGCGGATGCTTGCCGCGCTGCTTCTCGATCACAGACTTGGCAACGTCATTCATCACGACTAAGCGCTCATCCCGGTTCTTCACGCCAGCCCTCGCGCTCCTTCCTCCAAAGCCAGCCGGTATCAGGAACACGCTCGTTCCCAGCTCCGGTACCGCAATCTCCCAGTTCCACTGAAGCTTGCAAACCTCCTGCTCCCGGCACCCGGTATTGACCTTGAACATGGCCATGGTCTGAAGGTGCGCTGGGAGTTCGGCGAACAGGATCGACTGTTCTTCCCACGAAAGCGGGTAGGGCTTGCGGCTGTTCGTCTTCTCATCCAGCAGAGAAATCATCGGTACCATGTCGAGCAATGGTCGGCGTTCTTCATCTCGCCACTTGCGTGCGCAGAGGTTCAAAACTCGGATAACCCGCTGTAGCGCGATGTTCACCGTCCTATTCGTGACCGGCTTGCCCGTCGTCGGGCTCAGCTTCGATCGAACATAGGGCGCAAGCGCGTCGTCATCAATGTGAGTCAGCGGCATGTCGCCAATGAACGGGTCTAGCTGCTCCATATAGGTCGCCGAAATGTGGATGGACGCCTGATCCTTTACCTCCAGCAGGAAGCGTGTCGCCGCCTCCCGCCACGTCCTGACCCGCCGAACGCCATACACCTTCTGCTGGCGCAACTGCTCCAGCTTATGGATTAGGTACTGCTCTGCTTCGGCGCGGTTACAAGTGCCAGTACTCTCTTGAATTCGTTCTCCTCTGTACTTTTTGTCGATCTTCCAGATGCCGTTCGGCATTTGCTGGAGGCCGGTGATAGCTTTTTGGGCCACGGCAATTCTCCTTTTTGCTTGCCCTGGCGCTCACTGCGGGGGCGATTGTTGTCCTGATCCACATCCTTTTCAATTGCCATTGACTCGGCCCAGGAGTCCGCCCACTGATCCAGTTCGAACCGGTCGAAGCCAACGCCCTGTTTTCCAATGGGAAATTCACGGACGTAAGGCCGAACCGTTTTATTGAATTCTTCCCGGCACATACCCAGGTACGCAGGGGCAGTTGACGCTCTGAGGAAGCGAGGCGCGGTCTCTTTGATGGGGAATGCAGTTGACTTGGCCATGGAGTCATCACTGTTCAATAGAGGACATTGTTTGCACTGACTTCCTGACGGGAAAGGCCTCGCCCTCCCACTTCCCGGGTTTGCCGCGTATCGCGCCATGCAGGTCGTAGCGGTGGGGCTTTTTGCTGGCGAATAGCTTTTCACACGCCTTCAGCAAGATGCTTTCATTTTCAATTGCCAATAACTCCTGGCCAGCCGTCGAGCCCACCTGAATCCAGCCGGATTTGTCGCGCCCGTAGTTTTCTGTCTTGAACAAGCGAAATCTGTTTCGGTGTCCGGTACCGGGTGAAGAGGTCTCGGTGTTCATGTAGAACGCGATGCCATCAAGGCGCACCCGCAGCACTGTCTTAGCCATTGAGTTCACCACCTTGGAAGTGGTCTGCCAGCACCCTGCGTGCGTCGATGCCGCACGATGCGGACATAGCGTAGATCTGGCCAAAGGTGGTTTCCCTACGCTGCAGGGCGTTGTACAGCGCCATCAGGCGCTCACCCAACTTTCCGTTGCGGCGGCTCATCGGCTGGAACTCACAGGCGCGAGCGGAGCGGCGGCACTTGCCAGTGCGTCCAGTAGCAAGGTTTGACGATTCTGTCCGTCCAGATACTGGCGTATGGCTTGGACGAACACGCTGTTCATACTGCGGTCTGCGGCGTTTGCAGCCGCCTCAATGTCAGCGCGCAGGCCGGCAGGCAGGCGCACCACAAACTTGTCGGCGGTGCGGGAATCGTATTGGTTGGTGGTCATGATGATCTCCTGGCTAGCTCCAAAATATGGAGAGCTGGCTGAGTGTGTTAATCGCCTGATTTCGGCGTGGTGATTAGGAGAAATAAGCAGGCACTCGCAATGAGCCAGACTGCGGTGCCGAAGAAAGCCGCCGTCACGTCGAAATCCGAGGAACTGCTGATCAAGTCTCGGGCTGCAAAAAGCAGCCAGACGCCCGAGGCGGTTATGTAAAGCAGGATTGAAATCATCACCTTGAATAGCTGAAGCGGTGTGAGGGGCTTACGGGACATGCACTTTCTCCAGGACGAGCAAGTGCCCGCCGCGTTGTTGGCTTTCGCAAAAAATTGAGATGCTCCTGTTTCGCCATGAGGTGGCGAAGGAGTGGCTTTAAATTAGCAATAGCTAAATAAATTAGCAAACTGTTTTTTTGGAATTTGAGTTTGCTAATTTTGCAGGAGGAGAAGGGAGCTGACTCGTAGTGGCGATGTAATGGTGTTAGATTCGCCTCATTACGACTGGTTGGCAGCACCAGCTAGGGCTTGAATTTGCCAGCCTCAAGACAGAAAGGGACTTTATGAAAAAGATGCTTCTTTGCCTCTCAATGGCAGCGCTTCTCTCGGGCTGCGCTAGCAGTGGCACGAAAATCGAACAAGCCCAGATCGATAGCCTGATTAAAGGCAAAACCACCAGCAATGAAGTGATTGCCCTTCTCGGCCCACCCACAGCAGTCACCCAGAATTCTGACGGATCGCAGGTTTTGGGGTGGGGCTATGCCTACGTCGGTTTCGCAGGTATCGGCACGGAGGTAGAGAGCACTACGGTGACCATTGCTCCTGACGGGACTGTGAGCAGCTATGCCCGTAGCGGCTCGAAGGTCGGAGGAGGGGCGCCATCAAAATATTCCGCTGCGCCCGTTCAGGCGGCACCTGGCCCTATGACCAAGAGTCAATACAAGCAGGTCCAACTCCAGAAACTCACTGAGCAGAACCTGCCTTATGACGAATACCAGAAGCGCTATCAGGAAATAATGGCGCAGTAGGTGTTTTAGGTATTCGCCTCGCTAAACCTAACCAACAATTGCGCCGCGACCTGACAGAGGCTCCGGCCCTGATCAAATGGTCGGACGTCGATCTGATTCGGGCTGAGGTGAAGCTGTCCGAGGCCGGACAGATAGATGAGGGAGAGAGTTGCTGAAGATTGCCGCGAGCTACCAAGACGTCGAGTACAAGCTGGCGGGTCATGCGGATGAGGTGAAGAACGGCCAAATAACTCGCGCTGCGGAACAGGAAAAATGACTGCTTGGCGAGAGCAGAGCTTCTGGAGCAAGGTCGGGTCATTGCTTGCATGGCTTTATTTATGATGCTACCCGGGTATTCCTACGCAGCTGGCCTTAGCTGGGGCTCGTCAGGCCGCAAGGGGGTATTCAGTCATGGTTTCATTGTGCTCTGCGTTTTCGTGGCTTTGATTGAGCTGATAGCGCTGAACTGCTTCCATGGCGGGGCATGGAAGAGGTGAACGGAGGCGGGTTGCGTGGAGGTGGCTCAAACTAAGTCCGAGTCAGTAGCGGAAGGTCCGTAGAGACCAATGCCAACAATGCGGCAATACCGTCGCAAATACACATAGGGAAATGCTGTGGCGCAGAATATAACGATCAGGAATGAAGCTGATGCTTTTGAAGCAATTCAAACCTACCTCAAAGATGGGGGGTTCAAGGGAAACGTAAAACTTTCCGGATGGCCAAAGCTTGAGGTTAGGTTGGTTGGGGCAAAATTCGACGCAACCATTACGCCTCCGGTCATGAAATCCTTTCTCGAACTTCAAAATCTCGTCTATAAATCGTATGCAATTGCCCAATACGATACAGATGACACCCGCAAGCTTTCGAGCGCCGAGCGCGAAGAGCTTGAGATCCTCATCAAGGTAGAGGAGGGGTCATCGATTTTTGAAATCGATTTCCAGGGTGTTTTGGAGAAATTCGCTCAAAAGGCCGCAGAAACCATGTCACCAGAGCTGATAGCAATTACCGTCATTGGATTGGGAGTCCTGTGGGTCGGCAAAGCCTCCTATGGCGCATACCTCGATTACCGTAAAGAGGTGCGCCTTGGCGAGGCAAAAACGGAAGAACAACGAAATATTCTCGAAACGATGAAGGAATCGTCAAGAGAGGAAACGAAGCGTATGGAGCTGATGACGAAGCTAATGGTGCGCGAGCCCAAGCTCGAAGAGATCTCGCGGCAAGCCTATGACACCAAGACAGAAATGTTAAAGGGGTTTGTAAGGGCAGATGAAGCAACTATGTCAGGGATCACAACTACAGGTGAAGAGGCGCAGGAACTCGTAGTAAATGCCCGACGTAGGGCCGTAGAACAGCGTCTGGACGGGTTCTATCGAGTATTGCGAGTGGACTCCTCTGACCCGGAAGCGTTCAAGGTAAAAATTCGCAGGCATAGAGCAGGTACGGAGTTTGAGGCGCTTGTTGAGGACATTACTCTCGATGCCGAACAGAAAGAAATCCTGCAGTACGCTGAGTGGGAAAGGACAATAGTCTACCTAAACATAAACGCCAAAATTCTAGACGAAAGCATTAAAAGCGCCGTGGTAATTGGCGTTGAGCGTCGCAACCCGCCAGAGGTGGTTAGACCTCGACGAAAGCCTGACGATCGCTGAAATCGAATTACAGCCAGAGCAACCGCAGGAACACAGCCCGGCCCAGCGCCGGGCTTCTTGCATCTGACATCTGAGCTGATAAAATTTTCGCCCCTATCGAACGGACTCGTTTTCATGCACCTATCCTCGATGCCACTGGCCTTCTGCGCCATCTTCACCTGCATTTCATTCGCCGCCCAAGCCGAAACCCAAAAAGAGAAAGACCTCCACTGCGCGGCCTACTACGAATTGCTTTCAGTAGCGGGTGACCAGCCCGACATAAGCCGCAAGCTTTCCTCAAAAGCTTTCTACGCGCTTCTGGTTCATGCTGGCGATACCCCGCAGGCTCAGGACGAAGTTGCGCAAAAATTGGTGGACTTGCGCAACGAGATACCTGGGCCGATGACACCAACTGGTACTGCCAAGCTACGTGAAAAATACGACGCCGAATGCAAAGTCCTTCTGAAGGCCGCATGGTGCGAAGCTTACAAAGATCCTGGTGCTTGTCAGGGCTGATACCTTGGCGGTAGCAGCATAAGCAGCCATCATCGAGCCCGGCCCAGCGCCGAGCTTCTTGCTCAGGCATCGGCACTTTCTCAACAGTCGCATGTCAATCGTGTATCAATGCCGCGCTAGTACGCCATCATGCACTGCTGGAAGAAGATTTCGCTGACTGAAGATCTAGAAAGGAGCCTCCCAGGTCACCAGGTAGATTGCGTTTTGATCAATGGATGGACGGCCACTATCTTCGTAAGGCAGCCAGAGCTCGGATCAATGTTCTGCACGACGGGCATAGACCTAGCGAAGCTTGCAAACAGCGAGAGCGTACATGAGCTTGCTGAGGAGCTTGTGTTTGAGATTGATATGTCCCGGGGAGGGAAGGCTGGATAGATAACACTACTGTAGCTCCATAATTTTTGCCCAAACTTCCTTCGGCCCGCGCTCCACTGCTCGGGCTTTTCTTTGTCCGGAATTTGCCCCTAGTCTGCCGTCCTTGCCTCATCTAAGCTCATCGATTCATCGAATGGAGACACAGCAATACCCTCGCTTGAATATTCGCTCCCTGACACCCTAGAACGAATCTACGAGAACCAGCTCGCCCTCGAAGCAGCATTGATGGAGCTGACCCTGCTCGTCGAGAGCCAGGGCAGCGCCGAGGCCGGTGGTAACGTGCGTGGTGCTCTGCACACCATTGGTGAGAACGCTGGGCACATCAAACAGGGGCTGGCTAGGTTGAAGGCCCAAGGGCCGGATTGATCGCCAGGGGGAGGGCAGCGACTATCTCGCTCATCGTCGCTTTATCTTGCTCAAAGTGGGCAGCGCCGGCATGTGTAATTGCGAGCTGATGGTCACCGACCTCGACGACGTCCACCAAGGCAAAAAGTGAGATCAGGTCTAGCCCTTCGGCTTCGGCTTCGGCTTCGGCTTCGGCTTTGGTGTGTTGTTGTTGTTGTTGTTGTTGTTGTTGTTGGTTTTGAACTTGGCAAGGGCTGCTTGCCGCTCTCTCTCTAAGATTCTCTTTAGATCTTCGCAGGTTTTCATGGGAAGAGAGCCTTTATTTATGTGGAAATCTATGTGTACGGTTAGTTTTGCGCAATGGCTTTCTAGCTGATTGGGTGATAAATTTCTTATACGGTATATTTCCTCCTTGATGTCGTTTTCGTACTGGTTGGTAAGTTTGGTTAAGGCTGTCGCTGGAGTGGTGCTGCCCTGTGATTTTTGGGGCGGGACTATTGTAGGAGTTGATATTTTTTGATGACTCTCTATTTTTTTTCGATTGTTGTATCGGCGTATGAGCATAAGCGAAATTGCTACTAGTATAGTTACAATGCCTAGTGTGGTTACCAAGCCTAGGTTTTCTGGGTTGTCCATTACTCTTCAATCTCCGAATTTTTGTTGCGATTTTGATGCCCGGTAGTCAGGTTGAGAGATGTAATATATTGAGCTGTTATTTAGTCTTCAAGAACATCATTGCATCGATGAAACGTTGAGCCTTCTGCTGAGAGTCAACCCGTGAAAAGTTCAGCGTGCCGCCGGCCTTATTCGTCGTAATCACGACCCAGCGGTTGCGCTTGGTGTATAGGGTCGCGCTACCGATAGAGTTGAAAAAGATCCTGGTCTGAACGGATTTGGATGAGGTTACCGAGTTGCCGGCGGCAATCGCACCATTCCCGATGGGTACCGCGCTTGCGAAGCCGCTGCTGGAGGACACGACACCGCTTCCGTAGGCGATGTATTCATTCGTGAAGAAAACCTGCTCGGGCCTGGTCTTCTCGGGCTGTTCCATCAGCACCTGCTCAATCACTGACCTGGCCTGTTCCGCTGTGATAGGTGCTGGCTGGTAATCGACGACTTTGGACGCGCACCCTGTGAGGAATAACAGTGCTGCGATGGCGATAGCTTTCATCCCTGACTCCCTTAAATTAATGCCAAGCATTCTGCCATGGCACAGCTAGCCAATGCTCAGAACATGCTCGGACATTTGTAGAGGTTGATCGCTGAGCTATCTAGGCGGGATCCAAGCACATATAGCGTCTGGATCTGGTTCTTCTGCGCAATGAAACCCTCGCACGAGAAGCCGCACGTCACGTTCGCAGTGAAGCAGATGTTCTGCATGCTGAATTTGTACAGGTCGTGTGGCCAGGTTAGGCAATCGTATTTGCCGCCGACGGGGCAGTGGACTTGCTCCAGCTCGCCTGACGCCACAATTGTCGATCCTGTAAGGCGATCAATCTCCCCGTATCCCCATGCCGCTTGGCTCAGCCCAGCAATGATCAGCGGCAACATCCAGCGCAGTGCGGTCATCATCTTTCCATGATTCCAGGTGGTTGAGCGCTGACTGTACCAACCCCAAGTGCCTGCCTCAACGCCTGCGTGCCCGGTCATTTTGGTTGTGTTCTCAAGATGCGCCGTAGGGCTATTACATTTTGCTAACGGGCTATATAGACTGCTGGAAGTCAATCGGATAGTTGATGTGAGAAGGTTTATGAGGAGATTCAAGCGGTGGCCGGAGCTGGAAATTTACGAAAGATTAGAACCTTATTATTACTCGGCAGATTTTCCGCCTCGATGGTTTAAACTTGAGAATTATACAAGTATTGTCAATAAATCAGTTGCTGCTTGGAGCGAAGCCGTCTCTGCTCGAAATTTTGTAAAGTCGACACTTGCTGATGAGGGGGCGGATGATGCTAGCTGGGCTATGTACTTTATGTCGTCTTTTTATCTAGCTCAAAAAACATTATTTGAATTGAATGAGGAGGATCTTGCAGCGGGTGGGAGAGAGGCGGCGCTGGTAGACATGGATGCTTTTAGCTATGCGAAACACCTCTCGGCGTACTTGCAGTTGGCTCCAGATTTGCCGTTGGATGAGATTCTTGATTATGAGAATGGGCTCTCCATTATCCCTCCGAGTGATGCGAGTCAGGAGCTTCTAAAACAGTATGCGCAAGTTACTAATCTTCCAGTTTGGGGTATGCCGGCCGATATTAGAGGGAAGTTATTTTCTCAGATGGGATCTCTAGTTCCTGTTTATCTTGATCTGGCTGCGCCTGATGAGCTGATAGCCGAAACTGCGGTGGAGTATGCTAAGTCTGTTAGAGAAAAGTTGGGAATTTCCAATCAAAAACAAAAAGTTACTGTTAAGGATATTAGTAAATGGATTGATCAGCGTCTCTTGGCATACATAGATCTAACTTTGTGGTTTGAGGCTGTCGGGGCAAAGCCCCCCATTCACCAAATTGCCGATCTAATTTTTCCAGAAAAACTAGATGTGGATACTTCTGAGTTTATAAGAAAGACGGTTAGGAAAAACGCTCATCTTCTAATGAGCGCAAGTATTGGGGGCGCTCTCACGGCGCAGGCCGGTACAAATGATTTTGCCGATGCAGACGGGTAGCCTGGACAGCCGGAAACGATTTGCACCAATTTTCTTCCGGATAGGGAAAGGCGATTATAGGGTCCGGAAAAAAGATGGCCCTTTTCAGAGCCTTCCAATTGCTGGTTTTGTATGAATAATTGGAAACCATCGTAATTGCAGACGTTTCGTTAGGAGTCCGATGGTATGTATAGCGGTCTGAGTAGAAAATTTCCTAGGCGGAAAAATACCGCACGTCGCCACAGGAGGTTAATTACCGAGCTCAAGATCGCCATCATCATCCGGGCCTGGCAGCGCATCAAACCGATCTACCATGCCTGGAAATTCCTCTTCCATCATACGCCGTGTCTCAGGATCCTTAAGTTTCATCCGGAGTCCGATGATCGTCAGTTTTCGCATCAGTTCTTCAGTCGAAATGCCAAGTTTTGCCGCCTCCGTATCGAACTGCTCGGCTTCTTCGGCGCTGAGCTGAATCTCGATTTCCTTAGTGGTCTTTTTCAGTTCCGGCATCAGATCGTAGGCGTCCATTTTCAGAACCCGGGCCAGTTTGAGGGCGCCACCCAGACGGGGTTTGGAGCGACCAGCTTCATATCGTACGATTTGAGGTTGGCTGATGCCGCTTTGTTCGGAAAGATCTTTTTGCGTCAGACCTGCTTCGGAGCGTGCCCATAGGAGGCGTTCAGCAAAAGATCTGGTATCGGTCATGAGCCCTCGAAGCCTTTTAATTACTGGGTTTCATATCACTATATCAGACAACAAATGATCCCCAATGATCAGTATTGACATGTGATAGCAAGTGGTATCAAATGATCACAAATGATCACACGCATGGCGATGGAGGTTAAGGATGAGGCAAGAAAAAGTTCCGCTGGTGATTCGTTTGCCACTTCAACTGAGGGATTGGCTGAGCACGAAGTCAGAGGAGAACGGAAGGACAGCGAACGGGGAGGTAGTTTTCCGCTTAAGGAAAATGATGGAGCAGGAGCTTGTTCATGAAAAACAACAGGCATGAAAAAGCCCCAAGCGCGCCAACGCTTGAGGCCTATGAAGCAGTGAACATTTCTGAGGACATTCACATGACGAAGCATACCGAAGTAAACGAAAAACTCAATGCTGGCGCCTTCAAGGGACCGGTGACCGTGGCGCTCTCATTCGCGCGCTGCAACATTGAGGGGCAAGATTTGTATGGCGTCCGTCCAGGCGTTCCTGCTGTCGATGCTTTGAATCAGGCATCTTGCACTCTTTATAGTGTGAAAAAGTCTTTAGAAGACGCGGGGATGTCTGAGCTCGTCGTTACCCCAAGCCAAGCGTGGTTACTGCATATGGCGATCGAGTCTGCTAAAGCCGCTATCGACTCCGTCGCTGAAGGTCTGGAGAAAGCACGATGAACACTATCTCCATTCAATCCGAGCAGTCTTCTGATGGTGCGCCACGTTTTCTGCAATCGCAAAATGTGGCGCGACCTACCATGTCATCTCGCGAGATCGCAGAGTTGACTGGTAAGCGGCATGACCACGTCATGCGCGACATCCGCAATATGCTCTCCGAGCTGCAAATCGCTGACCCCAAATTTGGGGGCACCTATCTGGACGGCTCCGGGCGATCGATGCCTTGCTTCCATCTGGATCGGGAACTGACCGAAACGCTGGTGACCGGCTACAGCATCCCGCTTCGTCACAGGGTCATCCGCCGTTTACACGAACTGGAGGATACCCAGGCCAAGCCAGCCTTCGACATTGCCAGCCTGAATGATCCCAAGGTGCTGCTCGCATTGTTGACTGACAACGTCCGCAAGGTCGTTGCCTTGGAAGCTGACAACTCAGAGCTCTCGAAAGAGAACCATGAGCTGGAAGTGAAAGTGGAACAGGACGCTCCCAAGGTGGCCTTTCACGACATGGTCGTGGTGTCGCACAAGAAGTACAACGCCGCCCAAGCCGCGAAGATCATTGGCACTGGCCGCACCAGGCTGCTGCAGTTCATGCGGCAGAAGGGATGGGTGACCCGGTCGAACGAGCCGTACCAGGCGAAAATCGAGGCCGGCCTGCTTGATGTGAAGCTGGGCACCTTCGAGCACCCAATCGACGGCACGATCCCAACGTGCTCCACGCTGATCACTGGGAAGGGCCTGACGAAGCTGGAAGCTCTGTGGCGGGAGCGAGACGCTGACTTGTTGGCGTAGCAATAAAGAGAGCCCGGCCCAGCGCCGGGCTATTTGTTTTGCCTCAAGGTTGCGTGGTTTAAGGCCGAGCAAAGTGTTAGTTTTTGGAAAACGAATTTCGAGCCACTAATGACCCCTGAAGAAATAGAGCTAGAAGAAGCTGCTTTTCAGTTTGCCATCGCGCACCGCCGATCTCTGGCAAAGAAGATTGTGGACACCGAGATTTTTATTCCAGAGCGAGCTCCGCTCACCGTTTTTATGGCGGGCTCCCCTGGTGCTGGAAAAACAGAGATTTCCAAGGCAATGGTGGAGGCTCTGGAGGAGGGGCACCCGGAGGGCGAGGGGCGGCGAGTTCTCCGAATTGATCCGGATGATTTTCGAGAGCTAATCCCAGGTTACTCGGGTGGAAACTCTTACCTTTTCCAGCGGGCTGTGACAAAGATTCTTGAAAAGGTCTTGGACCGAGCTTTTGAGAAGCGCGTTTCGTTCATCCTTGACGGAACGATGTCGAATCTAGATGTTGCAAAGCGGAATATTGATAGGGTTCTGAAAGGGAATAGGGCTGCTCAGATAATGTACGTCTATCAGCGCCCTGAGCTCGCTTGGGAGTTCGTGAAAGCACGAGAGATAACCGAGGGAAGAAACATTCCCATGGAGAAATTTGCTCAGCAATACTTGGCAGTGCGTCGGAATATTGTTGAGTTGAGGAAGTCCTATGGGCGGGGTTTGCACATAGATTTACTTGTAAAGAACACAGATTGCTCTGAAGAGTTCTATGAAGATGGGGTAACGGTGGAGCAGATTGACGCCCTAATTCCAGAGACCTATGATTACCAGCAGCTCATCGAGCTACTGACTGAGGCAGATCGTCATGCGTAAACCCAACACCGAAGACTCCAGCCTACTGGCGGATTTCTTCAGTAACTCCTCCCCTGAGACCAAACGTGAGGTTTTCCGGGAGGTGCTTCACAAGGCAAGCGCTTCCCAGCGTGAGGTGGTTGCGCACGCGGCAAAAATCAAATGCTCACTCTCCGCTGGTGATTCTGTCAGGAATAAAACTTCTGACGCCTAGTCTTGAGTAAGCACTAAAAGCCCGGCCTGCCTGCTGGGCTTTTTCGTTTTGCCCATCCGTGACATAAAGCTGAAGAATGAGGTGGGAAGTGAAACGCAGTCTGTTTGCCGAGCTGATGCAGGGTGTGGAGGAAATGAGCGAGCACCGGAAGGGAAATATTACTCTTCGTCAGTACGAAATGAGCAAAACGAGTGTTTGCCAGGCAGGTCAGGATGAATCTGGACACGCTGAAGAACTGGGAGCAATCGAAGTCCAAGCCAAATGCCTAGGCAGCGCTACTGATTAAATTGGTTCAGCGCTTCCCTGACATGGTTGAGCGACTCAACGCCGTTTGAATCGATGATTACCTTGAAGCCCGGCCAAGTGCCGGGCTTTCTGCATCCGGCTCAAGGCTTTTCAGCGTTGGCCTTCTCAAGCAGGGCGGCTATGCCCTCAAGCAGAACCAAGTCCGACTCCTTGAGTCTTCCTTTTGCCGCCGCCCTGGCGAGCTTCTCGATAACCGCAACTGCTCGCGGCGTAGCCTTGTCCTGAAGGGCCTGGTAGGCAGACGCCGCCTCTCTCACCACATCCTGGCGAGTGTACTCACCCTCGATCAATGCCGGCCCGTGTCCATTCGGATTGACCAGCACACCAGGCGTGAGCCCGATTTTCTTCTCGAGGTTGAGCGCCGCTTTCTCACCCAATGAGCGGTGCCCATTGAGGATCTGTGACAAATACGAAGCGTCCAGATCGTGCTGGTCAGCGAAGTCTTTCTGACTGAGTGGGCCGATGACGCGCCGCAGTGCGTCGACCCGAAGAGTTTTGATATCCATAGGCGAATAGTGTCCCTGCGTTAGCATTTGGTAAATTGATAATTGCTATTGCGATACACATTAGCAATGTGTAATCTAGACTTCTTTCGGAGACAAACATGACGCTACTTGAACTCATCCGCTCCCTCGACACACCCTCGGTGGAATCGTTGGCCAAGCGCAGCGGCACCAGTGCCGGGAACCTTAAACAGATCGCACATGGCTTTCGCCGGGCAGGTCCAGGCCTCGCCATCAACCTTGAGCGGGAGTCGAGCAGGGCGGTTACCTGTGAAGAGCTCCGGCCCGATGTCGACTGGGCCTATCTGCGCAATTCAGGCCAAGAGCCAAATCTTTAATCCCGATTAAAAGAAGCCCTGATTGAGGGCGCATATCTTCGCCCTGAGCTGAACGTTCCGCCACGACAACCACGAAGAGGTTTCCCGAAATGGAACAGGTACACCGCGCAATACATGAGGCAGTTCTAGAGGCGGGGCCAAAGCAACTGGCTCACCTGATGGGTATGAGCCACACCGCATTGCTCAATCGCAGCAACCCAAATGATGACTCGCACCGCCTGAACCTGGAGCAATTTCTCCAGATCCTGGTGCACAGCAAGAACGTTGAACCGCTGGAACACCTGGCCAACACATTGGGCTATGCCCTGGTGCCGCAGGCGCGACCGGCGAGCAAGAACCTCATCGAGGCTCTGGTGCATCTCGCGGCTGAGTACGGAGACGTTTCTCGCCTCGTGCATGACGCCCTTGCAGATGGTCGCGTTTCACCTTTCGAGAAAGCAAACATCCAGAAGGAAATTGGCCATGTCCGGCAAAGCTTGTTGGTACTGGAGGAGTCAGTCAAAGCAGCGTGATTACCTATCCGAACGGCTAGGTAACAGAGGAATAAAACGGGCGGAGAATCAATTTTGCCCGGTGCAGAAAGCAACAAACCCGGCGGGAACCGGGGCTCATCTAATCGTCCTGTGTGATCAGGACTACACAACTGCAGAGGTGTGAATCATGGCACATGCAATTCGTAGTAAACAAGTTCGGTCGCCTGTTACTGAACGCATTCAATCTAAACCCCGGCTGGTCAGTGTGCCCAAGAGCGTGTCAATCACGCCTACGCTGCCGCCTTTTGATGAGCGGGCAGGCTTTACCTACTACGAGGTTCAAGTTGTTTATGAGGACGCGGGACTCAAACAAACCTATCCCGGTGTGCTGGATGAGTGTCTGGCATTAGAACTGAAGGCCATGCTCGAGCCGGAAGTTGCCCCGTACCCTGTTCGCATTTCGTGGGTAGCAGGCTGGGCAAAAGGATTCGAAAGCTTCCTCCGGATGAACGACCGCGTAACAGACATGATCCAGTCAGTTCGATCGGCTGAGCGTTCTGGGCACGAGTTCCTAGCTCGTCTTGGTCAGTTCGGTCCGTATGAAGGTTACGCGCCACAAAACAGCCAGGCAGAAAGCGTGGCGCCGAATCTCTCGGAGGTTCGGCCATGAACCAGGTCATTGACTCTAAGAGTCCAAGCTTCAACAAAAAACCTTTCTACCTGGTTGAGGTTTTCGACGGGCGTGGTGTGTACGGCTTCGGCCTTGGGCTCACAGACGAGCGAGTTGCTCGTGACCTGCTCGAGACTCTCGGTCGTGACCTGCTTGGCCGAATAACAAAACTCCACACACTCGCCAACCCACCAGAAGAGGCCCGCGGGTACCAAAAGCATAGGCAGTTTACCGAGCAGACTCAGCGCATAAAGGCGTTGATTGATATGTGCGCGAACGAGCCTTCGCCTGGCCGCACCTTCTTGGTTGCCTTTGTGCAACAGCATCGCGCTGCAATGCCCCTCAGTCATATGGCTTCAATGCTTGAGCATGCCAAGTACGAGCCCGACTTTGATGAGTTTGCCTATATCCCACTTCACCAATCTGCAATCGGGAGGGCATACCCATGAGCGAAATATCCCAAGAGGTACCTGTCACCGTCATCGACGAAGAACACTTCGAGAAATATCCCGATGCAGCGCTGTTGCTGAAGTGTTTCGAGGTCGTTAAGGACGCGCTAGACGTCATCGACGAGCCGGAGTACTCCATTGAGAAAGAGGATGACACTCACATTGACCTGTACCGAGCCTACTACGCACTCAAGGTGTTGTTCAGGCGTAGGACTGGGCACGACGCGAGGCAAGTTGCCCAGGATCACTTTGAGGCCATGAGCCGCCACTTGTTGGAGGGGAAGCCGCGACCAGAAAACAGAATTCCCGTCGTCGTGTTCCCTGGGGAGTGCCTACCGGATGAGGCATTCGCCGGCCTGACGGACCAACAACTGGCTTGCGCGGCGTTCAACTACAGCGATCGCGTTCGAGTTCTGATCATGGACCACTCACCGCGGGCTTTGGCGTTGGACGAGGCTCGTACGCTCTCCATTGACGCCACCACAGCATTGCGCCTGCTGGTATTGCGCCTGTCTGGCGGCTCAATGGAAACCATGGGTGCCGGGATGTGCCGCAAGCATGGGGAGACGCTGCAATGATCGGCTCTGTCGAATCAACTACGAGAATCCCCGTAATTAAACCTGCAGCGGCCTGCACCATCGCCGGCCCCTGGCCAACCTACGGCAACTTCCGAACGCTTCCAGAGCGCGAGCGCTGGGTGCTTTACGGCAGCGCCAAGGCCTACCGTGAGTCGCTGGAGCGCCAGGGTTTTGAGATGGCTGAAACCTACGATGCCTTCATCCGTCGCGTGACAGAGGAGCTGGATATCTGATGGCGCGCATTAGGACGATCAAGCCAGAGTTCTGGAGCAGTGAACAGGTGATGGAGTGTCAGCCTCTGACACGCCTGCTGTTCATTGGTATTTGGAATTTTTGTGACGATGGCGGCAATCATCCTGACTCGGAGAAAACCATCAAGGCCCGGGTTTTTCCCGGTGACGAAATCAGCTCGTCGAGTATTCGTCGAATGCTCGACGAGCTGTCGTCGAACGGTCTTTTGTCCTTCTACGAGCACTCTGGCAAGCGATATTTGCACGTCTGCGGGTGGGAGCACCAAAGGATTGATAAGCCGACCTTCAAGTACCCGGAGTTTGTTCAGTCCCTGGTGGTGTCCAGTCCGCCACTGCTGGGGGCTGGAACTGATGACAACCAGAAACCGGGGCCTGTAGGTGATTCTGTCGGTGAGTCCTCTCCGAACATTCGACCACCACTCGACGAGGACTCGTCGAATCCTCTGCTAGGCCTCGACCCCGGAAGGGAAAGGAAGGGTAATAGGAAAGGAGAAGAACAAGATCAAGATCAAGAGCATGTCCATCGTCGCGATGCTCCGCCGGACGACGCGACGCTGGAACCTCAAGCTGGAGCAAATGGGCAGGAGCAGCACGCACCTGCTCAACCCGCTCTGGCAGATCCAAAGCCGAAGCGGAATATCAAACCCGCCGCTACGGATCTGCTGGACGGCTTCGACCAGTTCTACCGGTTGTACCCGCGACGCCAAAAACGGCTTAACGCTGAGTCGGCCTGGAAGAAACTCAAGCCTGATGCCGCATTGCGCGAAACCCTGCTTGTTGCGCTGGCAAATCACTGCCTCAGGCCTGACTGGATCAAGGACGGCGGGCAGTACATCCCGCTGCCAGCGACCTGGCTCAACGGCCGATGCTGGGAAGACGAAATCCTGGCGAACATCGAGCAGTCCAATCACGTGGACCTCGACAAAATTGACCACACCCTCGGGCTTGAACTTCAGCCCAATGGTACGTATCGAGTAGCCCGACCATGATCAAACCAGCAATCATCAACACCGCTATCAGCCGTTGCGACGAGCACGGCACGTTTGAAAACAGTCTCTTGGAGTCATTCATCGGTGACGCACAGTGGCTCGGCTGCCCACGCTGTCACTTCGATGCACGGCATTCCACTGACGAATCCGTCGCCACCGCTGCACGGGATGTGCAGTTCGCTCGTCAGCTCAATGCGGATCTGATCTCATCAGGTATCCCTCCACGTTTCCGGGCGGCGACGCTGGAGAACTACCGGACGGACAGCAAGCCAGAACCACAGGCCGTTGCTCTTCGCCAATGCAGGGAATACGCGGAACGGTTCGACGTGCACTGGCAGGCCGGGCTCTCGATGATGCTTCTGGGAGAGGTCGGTACCGGCAAGACACACCTGGGTTGTGCGGTGGCGCAGCACGTCATCCGTCACCACGGCGCCCATGCCCGGTATACGTCCGCCCTGGCGATCATTCGTGATGTGAAGGCAACGTTCAGCAAAACCGCAGAATCAACCGAGCACCAAGTGTTCAGCACACTGCAGTTTCCCGATCTGCTGGTGATCGATGAAATCGGCGTTCAGCACGGGAGCGACTTCGAGCGGCAAGTGTTGTTCGAGGTGATCAACAACCGCTACGAGCGATTGCAACCCACCATCGTAATTTCCAACCTGGGCATTCTCGGTTTGCGTAAATGTCTGGGAGATCGAGCAGTTGATCGTCTTAGCGATGCCGGTGGTCCTGCAGTGCTGTTCAACTGGCCTTCAGCCCGGGGTGACGTATGAGCCGCGAACTATTCAGTGATGAGGCCGAGTTCGGCATTCTTGGGGCGGTACTGCTCAAGCCCGAGTTGTTCGACGAGATCAGCAGTAAGGTGGACGTTTCCGATTTCCATGATTTGGAGAGCGCCGCGCTTTACCAGGTGATGATTGATTGCCACACCGCCGGTGTTCCCATCGACGTTGTCACCTTGAGCGATTGCCGCCACCGCCTGCCCAGTGGCAAGTCGACCCTGGCCCATGCGGGCGAGGTCGCCATGAGTGTGCCCAGCGCCGCCAACTGGAAGGCCTATGCTCGCATTGTTCGGGAGCGGGCAGTGTTGCGTCAGATTGTGAATGCCGCGTATGTGATCAACGACACGGCCAATGAAGAGCGCCCACTTTCCGAGGTTATCGCCATGGCCCAGCAAGCCACGGCGGATCTGCGCGACCTGGACGACGATGGGCAGCAGGATTACTACAAGGCCAGCGAAATTCTGCCCGCGGTGATCGACACCATCGACTCGAAGTTCAACAAGACGATGCCTACAGGGCTTTCGACCGGGCTGAAGGATCTTGATGAACTGGTGCGAGGGTTACGCCCTGGCAACATGATCGTTGTTGGAGGGCTCACAGGGTCGGGCAAGACCATCCTCGGCCTGCAGATAGCTCAGCACGTCACCTGCAACCTTGATGGCGTCGGCTTGGCTTTCTCCATGGAAATGACCAAGGAGGAATTGATCACTCGCGGCCTTGCATCGATCGGTAGCGTCAATCTGAGCAAGTTGGACAGTGGCGATCTTGAAGACCATGACTGGCCAAAGCTAACCAGCGCGGTCAGCGTACTCAACGAAGCCAAGCTGTTCGTCAACGATCAGGCCGGCATGACGATGCCCCGCATCCGCTCAATCGCCCGGCAGTGCCAGCGCAGGGAAGGGCTCAACGTGCTGCTGGTCGATTACGTCCAACTGATCAGCGCCGAGGGTAGCGCCAACCGCTCTATCGAGGTCGGCAAGATTTCCACGGCCCTCAAGAACTTAGCCAAGGAACTGAAGATCCCCGTAATCGTGCTGGCCCAGCTTAACCGTGGCTCAACCAACCGACCAGACAAACGTCCTCGCCCGAGCGACATCCGTGACTCCGGACAGATCGAACAGGACGCCGACGTGGTGATCCTGGTGCATCGCGACATGGAAAGCGAAGAGGGGCAGAACGGAGTAACCGAACTCATCGTTGGCAAGGTCAGGCACGCCAAGGTTGGCTCGTGCCTTGTGCAGCAGCAGGGTAAGTACGTCAGGTTTGTTGACTTCGGAGGTAAAGCACCAAGCACCGAAGAGGTGGAGATGGGACGCGTATTGAAATTCACCGGCCGCGCAAAGGAGAGAAAAGACCATGAGTAACGTCACAGCGGCATTGCCGCGCAAAAGCATGAGCGACCTTGAGCGGCGCTTTCTGAAAATCGCCGGTGAGGAGCTTGCCAAGGTCAAAGTCGGCGGGCCGAGTGCGCTGGCTTACCTGCTGGATATGGTCGCCAGTTGGCATGGCAGCCGGGCTCAGATCGGGTTCCATGACTTCGGGCAGCGCTGGCTGATCGAGGGCAATGCAAAGAACAAACCCGCTGACCGGTTGCTGCGTGACCTGTTTGGCTTGAGTGATCCAGATCCGAGGAAAGCCGCATGAATACCAGAAAACCTGCACGTCTCCCTTTGGGCGATACCGAATACATGCTTGAACAGTGGGGCTTCTGGCGCATGGATGGTATGGGCGTGCCGAGCTATGTGTCGCCGTCCTGGGCGATCATGAGAGATATGATTCCATCGACAAGTAGGTCCTATGTCATAACGGATGAACTGGCTATTGTCGTTGATGGCGCCGTTGCCAGGCTTTGCAAGCGGGCGCCTGAAATGGGCGACTTCGTTTGGTTGTACTATGCGGCCAAGTGGCCAGCCAAGCGGGTTGGCAACAAGTACGACATGAGCGAAGCCAAGGCCAGGGAAATCATCAAGACCGGCGTCGGATGGATAGACTGCTCATTGGAGAGATTCATCGAAGCCGCGTAAAAATACTTGCACACGCGGAATAGCCTTGTTTTCATGGCACTGTGTTCAGCTTTTCAAGCGCGACACTACATCGAAAGCCCGGCCAAACGCCGGGTATTTTCATTTCAATGTTTAGTTACGCGCCTTAACTGTGTAAAATCACCACACAGCCAGGGCTTAGGCTACTGGCGCCCAGTTTCTGGGGATCGAAAGGTTCAAATCCGGCCATGTCGGCTGCTCAAATGGCAATTCTGTTCGTACTTACGGTCTTGATGGCCGTTCTTTACACCACGCCTGAATTGCTGATCGCAACAGTCCAATTTGCGAATGAGGGTAGTCTGATGATGAAAGAAACCATGATGCAATATGTACAGCCAGTAGCCACAATGATTGTCGCCATTTGGTGTGGATGCATGGCCAACGGAAAGATCCCCGTTTGATATGAGGCAAGACCTCACATGAAAAACCCGGCCATTTTGCCGGGTTTTTTCGTTATGGTTTTTCGATGAAAGTGACGTCGGTAAAGCCTTCAGCGATGCACATCGATTTAAAGGTTTGTGGTGTTTTATCGTCTCTGTACTGGTCTTTGACGGTGATGTGGAATCGCATAGCTACCAATCGCCACTCATCATTTTCGTAGAAGTGGTCGACTTTCTCAACGAACGTTTTTCTTTCCCCGTCTTTGGTGTAGCTGATTTCAAAAGTGCGCAACTCTGGCATGACACATTCCTTGTTTGACGCCTGACCAATGAGGAGAAATTGTAATTTAGTTCAGATCTCGCCAAGCGCGGGATTTTTTATCTCTCGAGTTCACTTGTAGCCAGGGCAGCCTTCGGGGCGGCCTGGACGTCGATAGCCGGTAGTGCGACGTGCGGAAAAACACTGGCAGCCCGCGCACCCTGACCTCACTGTGCTTCCTGGGTGGCGCGAGACCAGATTGGCGCGATCGATGCATTAGGGTGTCGACGATGGGATCGTCTTTGGCGGGCAGCGTGGGAAGAGACACGCATTTGCGGGTAGCGCAGGTCGCTAGACAGCCTTCCAGGCTTTCGATCAGGGTTCGATTCCCTGTATCCGCTCCAATTTCAAAGCAGGTAGCGCCGTACGGACGGCAAACGGTCTTGAAAACCGTGCTACTGGAAACGGTAAGGGTTCGATTCCTTCACCTGCTGCCAAAACGCCGACTGAATGTGCGCTGGGACGCACACGGGACTGTAAATCCTGCGCCGAGTGCTAAGTGGTTCGATTCCATCGGGCGGCACCAATTCAAATACTCGCCATCTCGCGGGGATTTCGTTTTCGGCTCCACCACGCCCATTGCTCCGAGCTGGGAGTGCTGCTGGAGCTGACTTATTTGTACAGGTCGTACCTCGGCCACCTTTCTCTATGGAGTGGCGATGGATCCTAACGACCTGGGCCCTGGCACGTTTGCGTGGCTTGGCGGCACCGGCACCGTGCTGCTCGGCGGTCTGTTGTGGCTGAGGAAATTCCTCTCTAAGGACGCGACCGACCGGGCCATGGACAACGCCGACATCGGCACCGTCCGCCGGCTCAATGAATTGCTCGACACTGAGCGTGCCCGTGCCAACGCCGCCGAGGCGCGCGCTGACCAGTTTGCCAAGGAGCGCAACGAGCTTGCTGCAGCGGTTGGCCGTATGGAGGGGAAGATCGAAGCCCTTTCAAGCCAGGTCGCGCAGCTCACTGCAACGGTTACCTCGCAGAGTGACGAGATCGCCCGCCTGCGAACCAAGCTGGGAGGCATCAACTGATGGACAGATGCGCAATCAACTTCATCGCCCGCCACTGGTGGAGGCGCGCCGAGGTATGGGTCATCGCTCTCCTGCTGGTAGCCGGCGGATCGATCCTTGGCTACCAAGCCGGCGTCTGGTCTGCCAGTAGCGAGCAGACTAAGCAGCTTGCCGAGGTGCGCGCCGCCTATGACGCCGCTCTGGGCAAGCGTGACCTGCGCCTGACCAACCTGGCCGAGAAGACCCAGGACGCCGCAGTGAAGGTGCAAGAGGCATCGCACTCGGCAGTCCAGGCGGCTGACACGGCGAGCAAGGCGGCCGAGAAGGTCAGTGAAGCGGTAGAGCGGCAGGCGCCGTAATCCGCGCCACGATTTCGAATGCGCCAAATCGTGGCGCGAGACGGGAGTAGGGCATGAGCGACCAATCAGGTGAACACGTCCACTACTGGGACGATGGTCGCGGCCGACGGGAAGTAATCATCGACGGCCAGCGCGTAGACGGTGTGACCTACTGCGACACCAAGGCGGGCATTGCCGTTGTGCTGGATGCTCCGCTCAAGTCCTCCGACGGCGAGCATGTCGACTTCCACCCTATATGGGGTGAGATCAGGGTCATCTACTGTGGTGGCTACACCGACTCCAATAAGACATTCCGCATGGGAGAGGGTCCGATCCAATGAGCAACGTCACCCGTCTGCGGCACGTCCTGCCAATGAATCCAGACATCAATGCTGCGGTAGGTGCTCTCGACAAGGCCATTGCCGATGCCGTGGACGCCGCCAAGGAAGCCGGGCTGCCTCAGGGCCTGATCGTTGGCTTGCTCCATGGGCACGCTCACGCACAGACACACCAAATGGTGACCGAATGACCGTCAAGGTACTGGAGTTCAAGCGGGAAGACTGGCGCGATGCCGCCAAGACCCTGCGCAAGATCGCCGATGACCTCGATGCTGGTGAGCATCCCGAGTGCACCGTAGGCGCTTTGACGCTGATCGGTGCCAAGGGAGAGGTGACCGTGTTCGGTATCGGTCCCAAGTGCGATGACCTGCAGTGCCTCGGTGCCATGCGCTTGGGTGAGCAGAAGCTGATTGATGTGCTGCTGGACAGCCAAGACTAAGGATTCCCCATGACAACCAAGCAACCCGACTGGGAGCGCATTGAACAGCTCTTCCGGGCTGGCTTGCTCTCAGTGCGTGAGATAGCCGCTGCCTGCGGTGTCTCCCATACAGCGATCAACAAGAGGTCGAAGGCTGAAGGCTGGGATCGTGACCTGAATGCCAAGATCAAGGCCAAAGCCGATTCACTGGTTTCCAAACGAGAGGTTTCCACAAAGGTTTCCACGGAAACACTGGCAACCGAGCGTGGAATCGTAGAGGCCAATGCGGAGGTCATTGCTGACATCAGGATGGCGCACCGCACAGACATTGGCCGGTCACGCAGACTCGCCAACAAGTTGCTGGATGAGCTGGAAGCGCTCACCGATGAGCAGGGCACCATCAAGGAGTTGATTGCTCAGCTCAAGGAGGCGGACGACGACGGCGATGCAATGTCGGACGTTCTGTCCCTTGCCCACAAGATGGGCGCGCTTCCATCTCGCACCAAGACCATGAAGGAGCTGGCCGAGACACTGAAGACTCTGGTTTCCCTGGAGCGTCAGGCCTACGACCTCGACACCAAATCTGGCGGCAACGACGCCGACGAGCTCTCGAAACTGATGGACGATCTATCGAAGGACGCCTGACCATGAAGCCCGAGCACATGAAGCTGCTGCGGGAAAAGTTCTGGCGCCTGAACAATCTGTACTTCATCACGGACAAGCAGGGCAAGAAGGTCCGCTTCCGGATGACGGACGAGCAGGTCAAGTACTTCCAGGGGATGCACACGCGGAACCTGATTTTGAAGGCTCGGCAGCTTGGCTTCACGACTGAGTGCTGCATCATCCAGCTGGACGCCGCTCTGTTCGAGTCGGCCAAGTGCGCGTTGATCGCTCACACCCTGAACGACGCCAAGCGCTTGTTCCGGGAGAAAGTGAAGTACGCCTACGACAACCTGCCGAAAGAGATCCGCGCCGCCAACCCTGCGAGCAACGATGCCGCCGGCGAGTTGGTGTTCAGCAAGGGCGGCTCGATCTACGTCAGTACCTCGTTTCGGGGTGGCACGCTGCGCTACCTGCACGTATCCGAGTTCGGGAAGATCTGCGCCAAGTTCCCTCACAAGGCCCGCGAAATCGTCACTGGCGCCTTCGAGGCCGTGGCCACCGATTGTTTCGTCACCATCGAATCAACGGCAGAGGGTCGGGCCGGTTACTTCTTCGATTACTCGCAGAGCGCTGAGAAGCAGCAACTATCCGGAGTGGCCCTGGGCCTGCTGGACTGGAAGTTCTTTTTCTTCAGCTGGTGGAACAACAAGGCCTACTGGCTCGAACCGGCTACAGCCATCATCCCTGACCGCCTGACCGCGTACTTCGATGAGCTGGAAGCAAAGCGCGGTATCGCGACAAGCCCTGGCCAGCGCGCCTGGTACGCCGCCAAGGAGAAGACCCTCGGCGACGACATGAAGCGGGAGTATCCGTCGATCCCCGCCGAAGCCTTCCAGCAGTCAATCGAAGGCGCCTACTACGCCAGGCAGTTCACCAAGCTTTACGCAGCCCAGCGTATCGGCGTGCTGCCGGACAACAGTCACCAGCCCGTGATGACCTTCTGGGATATCGGCGTCGGCGACTCCACGGCCATCTGGTTCGTGCGTCAGGTCGGCACCGAGTTCCACGTCATCGACTTCTACCAGAACAGCGGGGAAGGCCTGCGGCACTACATGAAGATGCTGAAGGATCGCGGCTACGTGTACTCCGAGCACTGGGGGCCGCACGACATCGACAACCGCGAGTTCAGCAGTGATGCCAAGACCCGGCGAGAAATGGCGCGCGAGGGCTACGAGATCGACGGCCAGCACTACCGCATGACGTTTCAGGTCGTGCCCAAGATCGGCGTAGACGACGGCATCGACCAGACGCGAGAGATCCTGGGCCACTGCGCATTCGACGAATCCAAGTGCGAAGAGGGCATCACCGCCCTTGAGAACTACCGCAAAGAGTGGGACGACAAGAAGGGCTGCTGGAAAGACCGGCCGCTTCATGACTGGGCATCCCACCCGGCTGACGCCTTCCGCTACTTCGCAGTGGCCAAGACCAAGCGCGCCGTCATGACCCACATCCCTGTCACCTTCACCTTCTGAGGCCGATATGCCCAACTACAGCGCCATCAGGCAAGAGTACAGCGATGCCTTGCCCGGTTGGCAGCTGGTCAAGCGTTGCGTAAAGGGGCCGAGAGAGGTCCGCAAGTACGACGAATATCTGCCGATGCCTGACCCGCTCAACCTGTCGGACGAGAATCGGGCGCGGTACGAGCAGCTGAAGAAGCGCGCCATGTTCCTGAACGTGGTGGGCCGCACTCGCACCGGCCTGCTGGGCGCCGTGTTCCGCAAGACTGCCGAGATCAGCCTGCCCACAGCCATTGAGTACCTGAAAGAGAACGCCAGCGGCGACGGTGCGAGCCTGGAGCAGCTGAGCAAGGAGTCGACCGGCGAATGCCTTGATACTGGGCGCGGCGGCTTGCTGGTGGACTTTCCGAAGGTTCATCTGCCAGAAGGCCAGGTCGCGCTGACCGTGGCTCAGGCTGCAAACTCACGCGCCTTCATCCACTTCTACTGCGCCGAGAGCATCATCAACTGGCGTGAAGACGTGATCGACGGCGTGCGCCGGCTGACGCTGGTGGTGCTGCACGAAAAGATCAATGAGCCAACGCCCGATGGCTTCGAGTTCACCGCCAAGGACCAATACCGGGCACTGATGCTGCGTGACGGCAAGTACGTGCAGAGCGTGCACAGCGCTGATGATCCAGAAGGCGAAGAGACAGAGCCAAAGGACAAGGCCGGCCTGCCGTTCTATCACATCCCGTTCCATTTCTTCGGTGCCGAGAACAACGACGCAAGCATCGACAAGGCGCCGCTGGAAGACCTGGCCGAGGTGAACATTCTCCACTATGGCAACAGCGCCACTGTGGAAGAGTCGGGCTTCATCGCATCGCAGCCCACTCTGTTCATCACCACTGACATTGATCCGGACAGCTTCATCAAGCTCAACCCGAACGGCATGCAGATCGGCTCGCGCAGGGGTCACAACCTGGGTAAAACTGGCAGTGCCACGTTTCTTCAGGCCGATGAAAGCCAGTTGGCCCGCGAGCTGATGAAGGACAAAGAACAGCAGATGCTCATGATCGGCGCCCGCATTGTCCAGCAGGGCAGCGGCGCAGAGACGGCAGAGGCCGTGCGCATTCGTTATAGCTCCGACAACTCAGTGCTGGGCACCATCGCCGGCAACGTGAGCGAGGCCGTTCGCCTATCCCTGTTCGACGCCCAGCGCTTCATGGTTGGGGATGTGGACGAGGAAGGCACCGTCTTCTGGCTCAACCAGGAGTTCTTCGACGAGGTCATGGACGCCCAGGCGATCCTGGCCCAGATGCAGCTCTGGCAACAGGGCATCATCGCCAAGAAGGACTTGCGCACCAACCTGCGCCAGTCCGGCGTGCTGGATTCGGACCGCACGGACGAAGATATCGACGCTGACCGAGAGGAAGAGGCTCCGGTGGTGGGCGGCGAGCCTGCGACCGATGAGCCGCCAGCCAATCAGCCTCCAGGGGTGAACGATGAGTAGTGAAGGCTACCTGACGGACGCCACCACCCGGCACCAGGTCTACGTCCAGCGTTATGCCGGCGGCAACCTGAAGCGGGTGACGGCCTTCATCAGCAAGGCCATCAAGACGGCAAAGGACCGCGTGTCAGCAGGGCTGAGCGATTACGGCACCAGACGCTACACCTCGCAGATAGAAGCGCTCCAGGGCGATTTGCGGGGTATCTACGACGATTTGAAGGGCCGGGCTCAGCTAGACCTGGGAGAGTTCGCCGCATATGAGGCTGAATTCAATGCCACGATGCTGGGCAAGGTCGTAAAGCTGGTTGTTCAGCTCAACGTACCTTCGGCCGAGATGGTGAGCGCTGCGGCATTGGCTGACCCGTTGATCCTCGAGGCGCGAAAGGGTGCCCAGCGGATCAGCATCGGCGGAGCGCTCGACCAGTTCGGCACCAAGAAGGCGGCCGAGATCATCGGCGAGATCCAGATTGGTTCAAGCCTTGGCGAGACCAGCCAGCAGATCGGCCGGCGACTCACCAGCATTCACCAGTTGCATCAGGACCAAGCCTCATCTCTCGTTCGTACCATGACCAACCATGTCGCCAGCACGGCGCGCATGGAGACGCTCAAGGCCAACGACGACATCCTGCAGGGATGGCGTTGGATATCCACCCTGGACAGCAAGACGTCACACATGTGCCAGGCCAGAGACCAGCACCTGTACGGCTGGGATGACCCCAAGCCGCCAGGCCACTGGAATTGCAGGTCAAGCGCGCTGCCCGTGCTGAAAGATGAGTTTGCTCGCGAAATTCCCGGGTCTACCAGGCCCTCAATCGGCCCTGACGGCGTGACGCTGGTATCCAGCAAGACGAGCTATCAGGACTGGCTGTCGCGCCAACCTGCCGCCTTCCAGCGGGACATCCTTGGACCGAACCGCTACGCGCTATTCAGCAAGGGTGAGCTGACCCTCGACAAGTTCGTCGACGACAACGGCAAAACCCTGACTCTGAAGCAACTGAAAGACCTTGAACCGCTGGCCTTCGAGCGAGCGGGACTATGAACAGCCGGCCATGAGCCGGTTTTTTACGCCCGCGGCTGAGCCAACGGCAAATCATCCGGGGGATGACATGAAGTACAAGATCAGCAAGGCCGAATACGAAGCACTCGATGCAGCCATGCAGGCGCTCTACAAGGCGATGGGCGATGACTTCGTTCTCGTCGTTGAGGGCTTGCCCACCGGTGGTGAGGATCTGGAAGGCCTGAAGCGCCAGAATCAGACGCTGCTGGATGAGGCCAAGGAGGCAAAGCGCCTGCGCCGTGAGGCTGAAGAGGCCCGCACGCAGCAGGAGCGGGACGCAGCCAAGGCGCGTGGCGACTTCGAACAGCTGTACGCCAGCAGCGAGCAGGCCCTTGCGGCCGAACGTACACGCCTTGCCGAGCTGACCACCAGCATTGAGCGGCGCGACCTGACATCGGCAGCCAGCAAGATCGCCACCGGCATTGCTGACGGCGAGAACGCTGAGATCCTTGCCGAGTTCGTTCAGCGCCGCCTGAAGATCGTAGAAGGCCAGGTCAAGGTCACGGACGCCGCAGGCAACCTGACCATCGCAACACTCGATGACCTGGCAAAAGAATTCCAGCAAGCGCCGCGCTACGCAGCATTGGTGCGCGGCACGCAAGCGAACGGCGGCGGGGCTGCCGGGGGTAAGGGTGGCGGGGCCACCAAAACGTGGGACCAAATGAGCGGTATGGAGCGTGTTGAGCTCCGCCGAACCAACCCCGCCGAGCATGCGCGCATGAAAGCCGCTGCTGAGGCCAAGTAAAAGGAAATTCAGCAATGCCAACCATTCTCTCGGACGTGATCTTCCGCGACGAACTGCGCGACTACATCACCGTCAACAGCGTTGAACGCACTGCGTTCTTCCAGTCGGGCATCCTGACCAGCAACAGCGACATGACCACGCTGCTGGCCAGCCCATCCAACACTTTCACCATTCCGTGGTGGGTTGACCTGGATGCGTCCATCGAGTCGAACTACTCGAACGACGTGTACACCGACATCGCGGTGCCGCTGTCGGTCACCAGCGCTTCCATGCAGGCGCGCGCCGCGTACCTCAACGAAGGCTGGAACTGCATGAACCTGGTGAAGAACATCACCAACCAGGATCCGCTGGAGTTCGTCGCCGGTCGACTGATCTCCTACTGGCAGCGGGTGGCCCAGCGCCGCACCATCGCCACGGCGGTGGGCATCTACAACGACAACATCGCCTCCAACGGCGGCGACATGGTCGTGGACGCCGGCGGCATCATCGGCCCGGCTGCGGTGATTCGCGCCAAGGGCACCATGGGCGACTACAGCGGCCAACTGGGCGGCCTGAGCGTGATCGCCATGCACTCGGCGGTGCACACCGAGCTCTCGATCCAGAACCAGATCGACTTCACTCCGATCGCCGACCAGATCCCTGAGTTCGGGCGTTTCCAGGGCATGCGTGTTGTGCTGGATGACGGCCTGCCAGTAATCGGCACCGGTGCCAGCGCCAAGTACCTGTCCATCATCTTTGGCCCTGGTGCAATCGGCTTTGCCGAAGAAACCCCGCCCGGTGAAGACGGCCTGGAATACGACCGCGCGCCAGATCGTGGCAACGGTGGTGGTACTGAAACCCTGTGGACTCGTCGCAACTTCGTTGTGCATCCGCTGGGCTTCTCGTTCGACAGCGTGACCATCACTGGCACGCCGACCACCACTCGCCCAATCTCGGCGAACTGGGCTGACCTGGCCCTGGCTACCAACTGGAGCCGCAAGTTCGCTCGCAAGCAGGTGCCTATGGCGTTCATCACCTCCCTCGTTACCGCTCCAGCAGCGTAAACGGGCGTGCGGCGGGTGAGTTGCCCGCCGCACAGCACTGATCCAGGAGAAAATCATGACCGTTCAAAAAGACAATCACATCGACCCGAACATCAAAGCCCGCTGGGGTTTCGGTGGAACTGAAGGCGCCGTAACCGTAGGCCCACAAACCGTGGGCCAGACCGGTGGGGTTGACTCGGCGCGTACCGAGTCGGATGAAAAGGCGGCGCGCAACAACGGCGGCGGTGAAAATACCGAAGCAGCGAAGGCCACCAAAGGCAAGTAACACCCGGGGCCTAGGCCCCACTCATTCAAGCGGAGGCCAGATGGCTACCTACATCACTGTGGCGGACGTTGACGCCATCCTAGGCTCGGCATGGGCACCAGATGACAAGAAGGCCCGCGCAGTGCTGCAGGCGAATGCCTATCTGACCTCGCTCAATCTGGCCGGCGTCGATATGTCGGCTATTCCTGAAGAGGTGAAGCAGGCCGGCGCCGAACTGGCGGTGGTCGCCTCCCAGGGCAAGCTGTACCAGCAGCATACCGAGGGGTCGCTGGAGGCCAAGACGGTCAAGGCCGGATCGGTAACCACCAGCAAGACCTTCGCGTCTATCGACACAACCAAGTCCAGTTCGCTGCCCGACGGCGTGCAGTTCGCCCTGGGCCTTCTCGGCCCCTGGCGTACCAGTGCCTTCAGCTTCAACGTGTACAGGTGACCCATGGGCCTACGTGAAGAGATCCAGGCGGACCTAGCTGAGGCTTTCGATACTGACCTCGCAGATGCTGTTCAGCCATTCACCGGTGAATACCTGGGCCAAGGCGTTTACGACCCATTGACCGAGGAGACGACCTCCCAGCCTGTTACCTACACAGGGCGCGGGGTTCTTGACAGCTACGACAGCCGGCGCATCGACAACATCAACATCAAGGTCGGCGATGTGCTGCTGATCTGCCTGGCAAACGAAACGACTGATATTCCTGCTGTCGGCCACAAGATAACGGCTCCCGACTTGCTCACCGGCGCGCAGGTCGCTTACCAGGTGGTTAGCCCTGGCATCGATCCAGCAAAAGCGCACTACGAAATTCAGCTGAGGAAATAGACATGGCTGGCGGATGGAGTACGTCACCTGCATTATTCGCTGATGTGGTCGAGCAGAGTATCGTCAAGCGAGTGCGGATCATCGCCATGGACATGCTGGGCGAAGTGGTTCTGCGGTCACCAGTGGACACCGGACGCTTCCGCGGTAGCCACACAATCAGCATCGGCAGTCCGGTTTATTCAGATTCCGGGCGACTGGACCGCAGCGGCGGGAGCACCACCAGTGCTGGGTTATCTGCCTTAACTGGGCTTGAGCCATTCACCCAGGTATTCATCCAGACCAATCTGCCTTATGCCCAAAAGCTCGAGGATGGTCATTCCAAACAAGCGCCCGCTGGTATCTACAGGGTGGCTTTCCATGGCGTTTCGCAGGCGTACAGCTGATGACCTTTGAACAGATTCGCGGCATTGTCATAGGCCGAATGACAGCGTGGGCAGGAATTCCAGCAAGTTCCGTCGATTATCCGAACGCCCCTCAGCCTTTTGACCCGGCGGGTAAAACGATCTGGGCAAGACTCGCAGATGTACCGGGCCTATCCAGTTCCCCAGAGGTAGGGTTAGGCCCTAGCGTTCGTCGAACCGGGATAATCGTCATTCAGCTATTTGTTCCGACGTACAAGGGCACGCTTGCCATCACGCGAGCCGCTGACACGCTTGTTCAGCACTTTGAGTATTACAGTGATCCATCTGGTCCTTTTGATTGTTTCGCCGCCTCTGCACAGGTTGTAGGCGACGACGGCCTTGGCTGGTACCAGGTCAACTTGCAAATCCCATACAGGGCTTATTGAGCCCGCCACACTCACCGCCACATGGCGGTTTTTTTACGCCTATTGATAGGAGAAACACCCCATGTCCAGTGGTGCCAAGGTCTCAACCGCGTGGAAGCGCGAGATCACCCCAGGAATCACCCCACCCGGCGACTGGAATGTCCTGACCCGGGTCAGCTTCGGCCTGTTGCCGACTTACAACTCGGAAGAGAATAACGAAATCGGCGCTGACCGGATGGCCCAGGGCACAGCCCAGACCACCGTGGACGTGGGTGGCGACGTTGAGACCAAGCTGCGTTTCGGCGCGCTGGACGACTTCATGGCCTCCTGCTTCGGCAAGGATTGGGTCGGCAACGTCCTGACCATGGGCAATGACCGTATTTCGTTCTCTATTGGCTCGTATGCAAGCGATGTAGGTATTGCTGCAATCGCCCGCGGCGCTCAAGTGGCGACGATGAACTTCGAGATCCCGAACGACAACGAGATCAACGTCACCACCACCTTTGCAGCGATCGCCTGGGACGACAAGGCTGATAACACGTCTTTCATTGTCAACCCACTGTCGGAAGTCAGCTAGCGGCGCTACGGTTTCAAGGACGTGACTGGTCTGAAGATCAACGGCGTGCAGCTGGGCGAGGACAATGCCTGCGTCGACAGCTTCAACCTGCAGTTCGACAACAGCGTCCAGACTCAGCGCTGCATCGGTAACGGCAACCCGTTCCCGGGCAACATCATCCCGACCACCTTCACTCCGTCTGGCTCTATCACCATGAGCTGGTCGAAAGCCGCCTACAACTACTGGAAGTCGCAGCAGACCGGCGACGCACTGAGCTTCGAGTTCACGCTGAACAATGCCGACGGCGGCTACACCTTCCTCCTGCCGGAAATGGAAGTGAGCGGTGATTGGCCGGACGGTGGCTCGACCGACATCATCCAGGTTGAACTGAGCTACACCGGTCGCCGCGTGCCGCCGACCATCACCCGTCTGCCAGCGCCAATCGTCATCGCCGCCGTAGATATCAGCCCTGGCACCGCCAGCGTTGCCGTGGGCGCCACAGTGGACCTGGAGGCTGCCGTAACTCCTGTGGGCGCAAGCCAGCTGGTTACCTGGACTACTTCCGACGCAACCAAGGCAAGCGTCAGCGCTACCGGCCTAGTCAAAGGTGTGGCCGTTGGTACCGCAACCATCACCGCCACCAGTAAAGCGGATGTCACCAAAACAGACACTGCAACAATCACCATCACCGCCTAACCCCTTTGCCTGGTGCGCCCTGCGGTGCGCGCCGGGCCTTTTACCGCAGAGGAATTTATGGCTCTCGTCATTACTCAGGCTCCAAAGCTGGACCTTGAAGGCACGCGCTGGGTCGATATCGACAAGGGTGTGAAGATCAAGATCGGGTCAGCCGGCAACCCAAAGTTTAAATCTCACCACGCGCTGATCCAGCGGCACCAGGCTGTGGTGGATTCTCGCTACGGTGTCGGCACGGATGGTTTTGATCCAGCGAACACTGAAATTTCCGAGATTGAGAGCATGGATGACATGCTGGTCGATCTAGTTTGCAAGCACCTGATTCTTGATTGGGAGGGAGTGGAGGAGGCCGAAGCGCCAGGTGTCGACACTCCATACACTCAGGAGCGCGGCAAGCTTCTCATCGCTGTGCGCCCTGACGTGTATTTCATCGCCCTCAAGGTTGCCAGCGACATCGCCACGCGTGCCGAAGAGAAGGTAGCCGGAACCGTGGGAAAGCCCTCGCGGCGTACCAGTGGGGGCGCGACTGGGCAGGCCAATCCAACGAGAAAAAGCGCTGGAAAGAAGAGCGCTTAGGGGGTGGTGTTCCAGAAGCGCCTGTAATTGATGGCGTGACCGCCGAAATACTTCAGGCCTACGCAATCATAGGCCGCTCTCGGCAGTACGTGGGAATGATGGGGGCGCCCGCTCCAATCGGTCCAGCTGCCATCGGCGATTACTTGAGTAGGTATCCCTCCGCGATAAGTCGTGAGGAGTTCGACTCCGCTATTTTCGCCCTTGACGATGACTTCCGGAAGAGCTGGGAAGAGCAGCAGGAAAGGGACAAGCCAAAGACACCGAAAAAACCGTAACCCGCTCAGCGGGTTTTTTAACGCCTGGAGAAAGTTATGGCGCAGGAATCCCGGCTATCGATAGTCATCGACTCGCGAAGCGCTCAACAGCAGGTCGACGCGCTCAGAGGCAGCCTGAACAGCCTGCAAAACTCTGGTTCCCAGGCTACGGTCAGTGTTCGCGGGCTTGGGTCGGCTGCAAAGGCTGCGGCAGGCGCATTGGCTGGGATCGGTGTTGGTCGCCTATCCAGCAGCCTGCTGGAGATGACTGATCGATTCAAGACCATGTCCGGCCAAATCAACCTGGTCAGCACCTCGACCGCCGAGGCAGCCCGCACTTTCGAAACACTGAAGGCGATGGCGAACTCCACAGGCTCAAGCTTGGAAAGCACCGTAACGCTGTTCACCCGGATGTCGAACGCCACCCGTGGTGCAGGCTTCTCCCAAGAGCAGCTGCTCAAGGCGACGGACGCGGTCAACAAGGCGTTTCTGGTATCGAGCGCAACGCAGCAGGAAGCAACAGCGGCAAGTATCCAGCTTTCCCAGGCAATGGCATCCGGCGTACTTCGCGGAGAAGAGCTGAACAGCGTAATGGAACAGGCGCCGCGTATCACTCGCGCTCTGTCCGAGTACCTGGGCGCGTCCAATGGACAGATCCGCGCTATGGCTGCCGAGGGCAAGATCACATCCGAAATCGTGATGAACTCCCTGCTGCGCTCGCTTTCATCCCTGAACAAGGAAGTGGCCACCATGCCGCCCTTGTTCGAGCGCGCGTCGCAGGTGCTGAAAAACAACTTTCTCGCCGCAATTGGTCAGGTTGATACCCAGCCGGCCATTGATTCCGTGAAATCACTTGGAGAGGCGTTTGCCTCTCCGGAGATCATCAGCAACATCAAGACCCTTTCTACCTCCCTGTCGAGCATCGCAAGCATTGGGGTTCAAGGGTTTCAGGGCCTGGTGTCGAACATTGACGCCCTGATTGCAGTTACCGGCGCCTACGCCGCCCGGGTTGGTACGGGGCTGGTCATATCTTTGGCAGCATCAGCAAAGGCCCGCTATGACTCGATAGTTGCCACGCAAGCGCAGATCGTTGCGGAGCGTCAAGCAACACTCTCGGCAGCAGATGCAGCCGCACAGGCAAGCCGAAGCGCTGTCGCCGATCAGGCCGCGGCGCTGGCGACTGCGCAGCGGACACTGGGGGAAACAGCGGCGGCAAGAGCATTCCAGGCAAATGCGCTGGCGCAGATCCAGGCGGTTCAGGCCCAGCTTGTCGCTGATCGAACTCTTGAGCAGCATCGCCTGCGTGCGCAGATTACCGATGTTGGTCGTCAGCAATCCTTGGCTCGCCTGGCTGAAATCCGTTTGGCGGAGGCGGCAGTAACCACTCAGCAAACAGCAGCTCAGTCTGCACATAACCAATCCTTGAGCGCCGAGACCATCGCTCAATCTCGAGTGACTGCCGCAAACGTGGCATTGGTCGCCTCGCGAGAAGCTGACACTGCTGCAGTCGCGGCACAAAGTGCAGCACAATTACGCCTTAATGCAGCACAAAGCACGGGTGCCCGCGCCTCTTCCGCATTGCTCGGTCTGGCAGGCGGGCCTATTGGCTTGCTGACCACGGCCATCACCGTCGCCGCCGGCGCTGCACTGTACTTCGCCACTAGCAGTGATAGCGCGACACAATCGCTAATCGACCAAAACCTCACGCTTGACGATTCGATTGATAAGTATCGCAAGCTGACAGCCGAGCAGCAGCGTTACCAGTCCGCAGCTTGGATGGAGTCGGAGCGTAAGGCTCTGGAGTCGGCCACCAGTGCACTTAACGACTATTTCAATCGCGCACAGGCTGGCCTGTCTTCAGTTGGGGCATCCGGCGTCGAGTCTGTCGGCGAATTTCAGCGGATGTTCGATGAGGTTAAATCTGGACAACGCTCTCTTGACTCGCTTACAGGGTGGATTAGCAGCAACACGCAGGTATCCGCCGTTTACCGTGAAGAGTTGGTCAGGCTTGCTGCTTCGTACTCAAGCAGCAGCCAGAAGGCAGCCGATTTCCAGGCCTTGCTTGGGAAGAGCAAGGAGCCTCTTGATAAGGCGGCGGCGGGTGCGCGAGCTCTAGCTGATTCTCAGTCTGCATCCTCTGCTGCGGTATCGGGCGGGGCGCAGGCTTGGGATAAGTACATTTCGCAACTTACCCAGACCAGAGATCTGATCGGGGCGAACGCCGCCCAGGAGGCCGCGTACAGTGCTACGAAGGCCGGCTTCAATACTCAGCAGATCGAATATGCACGCCTGATTGGACAGCAGACTGACCTTCTGAAGAAGTATGAGCAGGCAGTCAAGGACGGCAAAGCCGAGGAGCAGTCGCGCCTCAAGGTCCAGCTGACAGCTTCTATAACTGCTTCGGAGGCGATAAAGGCTCAGACCGAAAGCCAAGCACAGTCCATGAAGAAGATGGCAGAGCAGGCAGAGTCGAGCGCGAAGCGCCAGGTTGACGCAATCCAGACGGTTATTGACCAGACGGTTCGCTATGCCAAGGGTCTATCGCTCGTAGAGACCTATCAGCCCAAGCAAAACCTTCAGGGCTCTTCGCTGCTTACCTTCGGCCAGGCTCAGCCACCGAAGCAGGAAGCAAAAGCGCAGACCAAAACTGTCGCGCAGATGGTCCAGGATGTTCTGGACCAGATCGACGGCAACACAGACACAAAGACCAAAAAGCCAAAGGCTGAAAGTGGCCTTGCCAGCAAACTAAGCGCCGCTCAAACGGCGTTTGATGGGCTGTATAAGGCAGCACAGCCAGCCAAGTTTGCGCTTCAGGAGTACGTAGAGAAGCAGGGGCAGTTGGCTCTTCTGCTGTCGAAAGGGAAAATCACTCAAGACGAATACAACCAGGCCCTGGCCCAGGTATCCGTCAACTACGCCGCGGCCATCAAGGGTGCCCAGGGCCTGACCCAGGCCGAGCAATACCGGGCGGCGCTGGAGAAAAAGCGCAGTACCGAGAGTGAAGGGTATGCGCTCGACGCGGCCTCTGTAGGAATGGGCGATCAGCAATCCGAGCGGATGCGAAAACGCATCGAACTGGAGAAGCAGACAAATGACACGATCATTGCCCTGCAAACGGAGTTGTCGAATGCCACCACAGAGAAGCAGCGTCAGGACCTGCAAGGGCAAATTGACCTGCAGCGCGAGTTCCTTCCTCTACGCATAGCAGATATGCAAGCCGGCTGGTCTCAGATGGACCAGGCCATGCTCAACCCTATAAACGGTTGGACGGCTGCGGTGCAGAACTTCGGCACCCAAGCAACGGACATCGCAGGTCAGACGCAATCGATCTTTTCCGCAGCCTTTAACACGATCTCCACGGATATCACCTCAGCGATCATGAGCGGCACCTTGTCGTTCAGCGCGCTCGGCGATATCGGTAAGAACGTACTGCGCGAGATCATCGCCGGCTTCGTCAAGATGGGCGTCCAGATGGTGGTTAACGCCGCGCTGAGCGCAACTCTTGGGGCGGCGAGCACAGCAGCAACAGCTGCGCTGGCTGGCACTACCGCTGCCGCTTGGGCTCCGGCGGCGGCATTGGCTTCCCTGGCGAGCTTCGGTGGTAACTCCATTCCGGCGGCCGCAGCACTGACCTCAACCACTGCGCTTGCATCGACCTTGGCAGTGATTCCAGGGTTCGCCACCGGTGGCTACTTTACTGGCGCAGGTACAGCGAAGTCCGATAGCAACCTGGCACGCATAAGCGACGGCGAGTTCATCGTAAACGCTTCGGCTACCGCCAGGAATCGTGGGTTACTTGAGTCTATCAATGCGGGCGACAACATGCCCGCAAGGTCGTCTTCATCCTCATCGGGGGCTAATAGCTCTCAGATTAGTGTCGCCGTGCATATCCATGAGGACGCCTCAAAGGCTGGTCGGTCCGAGAGCCGCCGTGAAGGTAATCAGGTTGATGTCGATGTGTGGGTGGCCAACGTCAGCAATGACGGCTCTGCACACCAGCTGCTTGTTGAAAAATACGGATTATCTACGGTGGGCTCATGATTAAGTACCCGAAAGAACTGCCGTTGCCACTCCAGGACGGATACAAGCTCAGCACTGAAAACCCAAAGATGGAGACTCAGTTAGAGTCAGGGCGATACAGGGAGCGCCGCAAGTTCACCTATGTTCCGACGACCATACGCGCTCGCTGGAACATGGATGAGGCGCAGATGGCGTTCTTCGAATCATGGTTTGCCAGGACACTTGTGGACGGCACTCTATGGTTTGAGGCAACGCTTAAAACCCCAGCGGGCTTCAAGGATTACATCTGCAAAATCAAAGGCATGTATGACGGCCCGGAGCTGGTCCAGGTGAGTAGATACGAGATATCGGCCACGCTACTTCTGCGCGACCGACCACTGATAGCGCCAGGTTGGGAAGGATTCCCTGAATACTGGTTCAACAAGGAAATTATTGACCTGGCCATTAACAGAGAGTGGCCGCTCAGCCCATATCAGACGCACATGGGGGCATTTGACTCTGGCGTAAACGAGGAGTGGCCCGAGGTATGAACCCACTCGACGTTTGCTACGCATCGCCAGGTACCGAGGTATTGATACCGACATTTGAAATATCCAGCTCAGGCTGGAGCGAATCGGTCCTGATTTGCGCGGGCTTCGAAAATCAGGCGTGCGGTACCGAGGACGGGCGCGCCGTGACGTTCCTCGCCGGAGGGTTGGACGTTTCGTACCCGACCAAGGACAACACCGGCAGCCAGACAGTTACGTTTGCGATTGATGGCGTCACAGGTCAGGCGCAAAGGCTGATTCGTCAGGCAATGGACGCCGATGCAATCATCCGCGCCACTCTTCGCCTTTATCTGAGCACGGACCTCAGCCAGCCATCCCAAAGGCCCTATTACCTGGTCGTGAGCGGCGGGAGCTTCGAAGGTGCAACAATCCGTGTCGATGGCGGTTACTTCAACCTCATCGACACGAACTTCAACCGCGAAACCTTCAACGCCCTCAACGCCCCCTGCATTAAGTACCTATAACCATGCCATCACGATACCTAACTGCCATCTACCAAGACGGCGGTCGCGAACTGCCGTCCGTAGATTGCTGGGGCCTGACGACGATAGCCAGGTCGGAGCTGTACGGCCTGCCTGGTCTATCCAAGTTTGGAGAGGTGACGCGCCTGGGCATTCACGCCTTCCAGCGCTCCTACAGGGCTGAGGTTGGCAGGGCCCTCGAGCGTTGCGAGCCTTTCCCTGGGGCAATCGCCGCAGCAATGAAGGGCGACATCTGCGCGCACGTTGCTCTCGTAGTGCTCAAAGACGACCGCCTGCAGGTGCTGGAGATCAACCCCGGCAGCGGGGCCAGGATCATCCGGCTTCAGGAATTCAAAGATAACTACATGACGGTGGTGTTCTATCGTGATCGAGATCTATGCAAACAAGCTTGATCAGGATGTATTGCGCGAGTACCGCGTGAGCGCAGAAACCACCGTTGAGCAGTGGCTGATCGACAATGTGAAGGGGTATGAGCGCCGCGACGTTCCGCCCATGAGCATTGCAATCAATGGATGCATGACAAGTCCGTCAGCCTGGGCGGTAGCACGCTTTGACAGTGGTGATCGAGTTCAAATATGGATCGAGCCAAAAGGCACAGACCCGATCTCCATCACCATCGCGGCCATCAAAGGCGTGCAAGCGGTGATGAAACTCATCACGCCGCGCGTAAAGCTGCCAAAGACAGGATCGCCGCAACAAGGCAGCACGCTGGCGAGCGCCAACGCCAAGGCCAACCAGGTCCGCTACGGCGACCCTGTGCGCGAGCTGTTCGGTGAAGACGAGATATTCCCCGATTACATTGTTGAGCCGCGCCGATATTTCAAAGGCCCGCGGGATGAATGGCAGCACATGCTGTTATGCATTACCCGCGGCGAGTGCCAGGTAAACCCGAGCGATATCAAGATCGGGAACACGGCAGTCATATCGCTGGGCGCAAACGCGACAGCCAGGGTGTACGAGCCAGGAGCGGACCTCAGCAATGAGCCGGCCGCCCAGTGGTGGTATCAGGCGCCAGAGGTCGGGGTGACCGCAACTGGCACGTCAGGTATCGAGCTCAAGACTACCGTCACGGTTCCAGCGGTGCCCGGCGCCCAGGCATATCAGTTCAACGGTGATTTGGTCGCCGTCCCAGCTGGAGCCGGGTCTTTCCCTGCTGGCTGGGCTGTCGGCATGATCCTGCGCATCGAGGTCATGTATCAGTACATGGTCACGGCTGGCGGCGGTGCTGGTGGTCGTGATGTGATTTCCGGCCCGCTGGAGCAGCTTGGCGCTTTTCCAGGAATGCAGATCGAGGTAGTTGGGGCGAACGCCGGTCGCTACATCGTCAACGATTTCACGCCGGCTGCCGGTGGTGACCCGGCCCACCTGACGCTCAACACCACCAATGGCGCACCAGTCTCCGGACTTCTGGCCGGGATTGGCTGGGCGTGCATTGGCTATGCAGGCCTGAGGTATCGTCTCACGGCGACAAGCACGTCTCAGATTGCCGTAGACCGCCTGACTGACTCTGGCGTTACAGATAACGACTGGCCAGGGTTTGACTTCATCGAAAGCAACTCAGCCATCCTCAGGCTGGACAACTCAAACCTTGAGGGCGACTGGGCCGGTCCTTTTGCGCTATGCCCGGCAGGAATGAAGGCTACCAAACTTTCCTTCACCGTTTTGTTTCCAAGCGGCTTGGCTGGGGTGAATAGCAAGGGAGACCTCGAACCGTGGAGTGTCACCTACGAGTTTCAGTATCGCGACAGAACAACGGCAGGGGCTTGGGTTTCATTCAGCGAAACGATAAGCGATCGAACCCTGGACCAGATCGGCTTCACCCGTGAGCTCACAACGGCTTCCGCAATAGAGCCAGAGGGCCGCATGCGCCGCATAGGTGCAAAGTCCACCCTGACAAACGTTCAGGACAGCATTCAGTGGTATGACGTTCGCGCACTCCTTCCAAGCCCAAAAAGCTATCCGGGCTGGACGATCATGGCGCTATCCGCTGCCGGCGGTGGCAAGCTTTCAAGCCAAAGCGAAAACAAAGTATCGGTGGTGGCCACCCGAAAGCTGCCGATCTTGGTAAATGGGTCATGGACACCTGACAGCCGAGTAACGCGTGATATTGCTCCAGCGTTCAACTACATCGCGAAGGCGCCAGGCTACCAGGACGCCGACATTGATACGGATGAGCTGGCAGCGTTTGACGCGGTGTGCAAGGCCAGGGGCGACACCTTCAACTTGTCGATTGATTCGCTCATGACGGTCAAGGAGGCACTGAACACCGCGCTTGCGCCGGGCTTTGCGGAGTTCACCATCAGCCGGGGACGATTGCGTCCTGTGCGCGACCAGAAGCGGGAGGGCTTCGATACGGAGTATTTCCCGCCCGGCACGCAAGGTTACTCTGCCCAGAACATGAAGGGGCCGCTGCGCATCAGCTTCAAGTCGCCAGACCCTGGGTCGGAGCATGACGGCGTGGATGTTGAGTACAAGGATCGTCGTACGCGCCAAACCGAGACGGTTAAATGCCGCCTTCCTGGCCAGCTTGGCCTGAAAGCCGAGAAGGTCCAGGCCCTGGGCATAGGCGACCGTGAACGCGCCTACCGTTTAGGGATGCGCCGCGCAAGCGAGACCAGGTATCGACGCTGGAGCTATTCGTTCGAAACGGAACTGGACGGCAACAACAGCGATTACATGGGGCTTGCTGGCGTATCGGATGACACGCCAGGAAGAGGGCAGAGCGCTCTTCTGCTTGGCAGTTCGCTCGGTGCGGGCAGCTACATCCTCGAAAGCTCAGAGCCTTTTATATGGGAAACAGGCGTAGACCACACGGTTGGCATCAGGCGTCAGGACGGCACGCTCAGCGGCCCATGGAAGGCCACAAGGATAGATGAGTACCACCTGAGCATCCCGACTCTCGACTTCACACCCGATACAAGCTGGGGCCGGGAGCCGCCGCACCTGCTGTTCGGCCCTGTAACCCGAGAATGCCACCGCGTTCTGATCAGCAAGGTAACCCCCAAAGGAAGCGAAAGCGTTTCTGTTCAAGGATTCAACTACGACGACAGGGTTTACCTGTACGACAACGCATCAGCGCCAGACTAAATAACTAAGCCCACACAGGCCCGCCATTGAGCGGGCTTTTTTGTGCCCGGAGAAAAGAATGCCATACGACACCCTGAACCCAGTCCCGTCTACCGATCCTCGAGACCTGTATGACACCGCCGCCATCACGGACAAGTACGTGAATGGAGATCAGCCTTTTGTAGCTGATCGACTTGGCAAGCAACGCCGAACCTGGATGGGAATGGAGGAAGACTTCAAAAACGCGCAGGAGGGTCGCGCCACTCAATTCGATCAGTTCTTGGCAGGTTCGGCTTTTGTTTGGCTTGGCGACTACGGTGCCGGAATCACATTTACCAGTCGCAGCCAATACACGGTGCGAAACGGTTACGCGTACCGATTGGCTGACTCCACCACGCTGCCATATACCACCACGGGCAATTGGGCGCTTGAGCAAACCAAGTTCAGCCTGATGAACTCCGACGATATTCTCCGGCAAGAGTTGTCGCAGCCTTCAGGCGCTGGAATGAGCGGGTTTAGCGAGGCTGAAGCCTACCCGCCCGGTACCGTGGGGCTGGCTCTGAAATCCGCCGCACGCAAAACTGTGAAAAGCTTCGGCGCTGTGGGAGATGGCACTACCGATGACACAGCGGCGGTTCTTGCAGCGATTGCGGACGCCGGTGAAAACGGAGTAGTCGTGTTTGATCGTAACTCTGAGTTTCTTGTTTCAGGCGGCGTTGTTGTCCAGCTTACCGGGCAACAGTGGATAGGCGAAGGAGGTCAACGCTCAGCGCGACTTAAAAAGGGGTCTAACGGAGACCTTGTGCGAATGGGGAACCTATCGTCAATCTCAGACCTCACTCTTAATAACAATGGGGATAACTTCACAGGGCGCGGCATTTACATACCTTCGGGCTTTTCCCAAAACCTAACTCGCGTTCGCTCTGTTCGGTCTAAGGGGCCCAGTTTAGAGTTCGCCCAGGATGCGGGAGGGGGCTGCAACGTAGTTGCCTTCGAAGGTGATACGATTGATCAACTTACCGTTGGCGGTATAAGGATCGCTGGCGATACCGGTCCACATCCGAGGCTATTTAACGGCATCTGGCTGTCTGGCGGCATTTTGGACCTGTCGGGACCAGGGGCTGGTAATGGGTGTAGTTTCAGTAATTTCTACATCAGGAACATAAAAACTATCGGGCCTGCTGTGGGCGGTACGGCTCTTTGTCACTTTGCAAACGGGCGGGTAGCGTCCATCAACGACACCACTGTTTTGTCCGGTTCGGATATCACTATGGCAAGTGTCGCCTTTAGTGGTGCGGTTATTTTAGATAACATGCAAGCATTCAAAGCTGAGGCATGTACGTTTGGCGCCGGTATTACTGAAACCTCAACCTCTCGTTTTAACTCCTATAGCGACCAAGTCAAAACATTTGCCCCTACTTGGAGTCAATCAACGAGCCCTCAACCATCGATAGGCAACGGATCATTGACAGGTAAATACTGCCGCCAGGGGTACCTCGTGAAATTTGAGATGACGCTTACAGTTGGATCTACGACGACGTTTGGCAACTCGACAAGTGCTTGGTCGTTTTCCTTGCCCATATCGGGTACGCAGAACAGCCCTCAAGATTTCATTGCCGGTCAATGTTTTGACATTTCCGCGGGTACTGAATTTCTTGTTAACGGTCAGATTGGCGCAGGCTCTAATACATTGACGCTATCCAAAAACGGTTCCGGTGTAAGGGATAGCTTTCCGTTCGCATGGGCGGCTGGGGATACGATAAAAATAAGCATTACTTACATGGCTGTGTAAGATAGATGGCGCCATCTAGGCGCCATTATTTTTACTTACTGTTAATGGGTTTTTTAGAGTGGTGTATATTTCTTGCTGAGTCTCGTGAAGCAAAAAATATGTGCCATATCTGAGTATATTAGATAAGCGCTTCCAGTCCGTAAGTATCAGGTCGGCTGGTTATATTTTGCTGTGCATTAAATTAATTTGTTTGGCTGCGCAGTGGGCAAATTAATATCGCGGCGATTCTAAAAGGGAGTGTTGAATGTTTCAGTTAAAGACTGTTTAACCAAATGACCAGCGGTTCTGTTGGATTTTTTCGCATAGAGAGAAGGACGCCACCACTGAGTAGCAGTTGCTGATCTTCCCGAAAGGCGGGTGCAATGTCGGCGTTTTTGTTCCTGTCCTGTGCATACGGCCATGAACCACTGCGGTGTCGTGGGTACCGCGCGGGTCGCGTCGTTCATTGCCCTGGTCGGGCGTCCGGTGGAGGCAGGAATTGTGATGCCTCACGCAGAAGCAGTCTGGCGGGTTGAGTGCGATTGACGCCGGGCGCAGATTTAATTTATTCCGCGATCCAAATTAGCGCAGCCGTGAGAACAGAAAATACACTACCTAGCACCAAGGTTATCTGGGCGGTAGATGTACAAGATGATGCAAGGTTTTCCCTGTAAAAGCGTTTAATTTGGTATTCGCTAAGCCCAAGTTTTCTGAATGATTTAGCGGTTTTTCTCAGTTCTAGAACTATGCTAATTGCAGTTATGAACAGGGCAATCTTAAATGATAGGATAATTCCGGCCGTATACATTGCAATTCCCTCTCTATTCTAGCTTTATTATTCCCTGGAATTCGCTCGAGCGGCGTAGCATGCCTAGCCAGCACATTATGTAAAAAACTGTAACGCAGCGCAATTCAAGATTAGCTAAAGACCCAAGCCCGCCACTGAGTGGGTTTTTTTGTGCCCGGAGAAAGCCATGCCCATCACTGAGCAGCAACTGCTGCAGATCCTCCCGAACGCCGGCCGCAATGCTGGCGTTTTTGTTCCTGCCCTGAATACGGCCATGAACCACTATGGCATCGTGGGCGCCTCCCGCGGCGCGGCGTTCATTGCGCAGATCGGTCATGAGTCCGGGCAGTTGCGCTGGGTGCGCGAGATCTGGGGCCCCACCGCGCAGCAGCTCACGTACGAAGGCCGTGCCGACCTGGGCAATACCGAGAAGGGTGATGGCTCCAAGTACCGTGGGCGGGGTCTGATCCAGGTCACTGGCCGGGCGAACTACAACGCGTGCGGCGAGGCCCTTGGCCTGGACCTGATCAACAAGCCGGAGCTGCTGGAGTTGCCGCAGCACGCGGCCATGTCGGCTGCCTGGTTCTGGTCGACGCGCGGACTGAACACGCTTGCGGATCAAGGGGAGTTCGTGAAGATCACTCGGCGCATCAACGAGGGCGTGAACGGGTTGGCCGACCGCCAGGCGCTGTACGAAAAGGCGCTGAAGGTGCTGGCATGACGCCGGTGCAGAAGCTGGCCGGCCTGATCGTGCTGGCCCTGGCGCTGATGGCGACCGCCGCCGGCGTAACCTGGCAGGTTCAGGACTGGCGCTTGGGCAATAAGCTCTCCGAGCAGGCCGGCCTGCACAAGGATGACCTGGCCGCGATCAGCAATGCCGCCGCTGCCCAGGTTCGAGCTGAGCAGGACAAGCGGCTGGCCATCGAGAAACAAATCGCCACCCAGGACCAACAACACATCAAGGAATTATCCGATGCCCAACGTAACCAGGCTGCTTTGCGCGATCGCCTTGCCACTTCTGATCTGCGGCTGTCAGTCCTCCTTGCCGAGGATTCAGCCAGTGGCTGCAACGTGCCTTCCGCCGCCGGCGCCGTCGGCGTGGTTCATGCAGCCCGTCGAGCCCAACTTGACCCAGCGCATGCTCAACGAATTATCGCCATCACCGACGCCGGCGACCAAGGACTGATCGCGCTGCGGGCATGCCAGGCGTATGTCAGAGCCGTACTGAGATAAGGGGGGGAATTAAAGGCATAAAAAAGCCCCTGCCATACTTGATGAAGGGGCTTAATTCGCGCGAGCGTACTCAGCCTAGACGGCCTTCCTGCTCTGCAACATGTCGCAACGCCGCAAAAAGATCGTTTTGCTCTTGCTGGGACCATTGGTGCGGCGGAAGTCCGGTCGGAGCAGACAAGGTATCGATGCCCGCAGAAATAGCTCGCTGGGCATCCGTGTCAGGGGACTTCCAATCGCTGATCGCAGTTACCGTTTTCGCCTTCGTATCCATTACGAACCCTCGTTGATGCAATGCGTTGATCATGTCTTGCCCTGTGCCTGGCATGATGCTGAGATTCATTTTGCCTGTTTCAAGTTCCACAAACTTTGTTTCGCCACCAGTGAAGTGGTCTTGCCTGGCGGCGCTTCCGACCGCCGTACGTCCACACAGATTGACTGCATAGCAGTCTTTAGCGAACTGAGCCCCGCTTCCGGAGAATCTAGCCAGCTCACCATGCGCCATGAACATTCCGGCGGAAAAAAAGACATTCGCTGAAGCCTTTTCCACGATTCCAATCGTTACAGAAACAGGAGTCGTCGCCCCTTTGAGAGTGGTCACCACGGGCGGTGGACTGTTGAAGTCGAGAGTCGGCTTCAAAAACCAACCCTTCCACAATTCGATGAGGTGGGCATTTCCAGCAAAAACCATAGCGAACTTTGAGCTCACTGCCAGCTTGTCAAAGCCCGTGTCGTCAACGTAAGCGACGAGATTGGCCTGCCCATCAAAGCTTTCGATGGACCAGCGAGAATCGCTCGTCAAGAGCTTCGCTGTACGACAGATGACGTTTGTGGTCAT